CTTCCCTCTTGACCTAGCATCTGCTGGTTCATCTGAGGTTGCACTTGTTGCTCCATCAATAGGTTGACACCTAAACAATAGTCTGATAGAATGAGGGGATAAAACCCCTCATTTTTTTATGGAGATAATTATATACACCAGTACTGGGTGTTTTTATTGTGTGCAGGTAAAAAAACTTTGTAAGAGAGCAGAGTTAGAATATAAAGAGATTGCAGTTGGAATTGATATAAAACTAGAAGAACTATTAGAATTATATCCAGACTGTAAGGGATATCCGTATGTTATAATTGATGGTGAACCTATTGGTGGTCTTGTTGAGACTGCTAAGAAATTTGTAAAGGAGGGTTTGGTTTCTAGTGGAAAAAGATAAACCTCTTGCCATAAATAAAGGCATAGAACTGATGCTTAGGAGGGCAAAGAAAGATCAGGAACCTATCCCTTTGAAGGGATTTGAAATTAAAAACACTTTCTCCTTCTTTAAACGCAAGGTTCATTTCAACTTTGAATTAAGGTGGGAGAAACAATAGTAAACCACAACGGAGTTGAACAATGGCAGACGCAACTATCTTATTTTTTTCAGCGACAACATCATTTATTTTCTTATGTGTAGGTGTCATAGCAGGATGGGCTGCCAAAGATTTCATGCATGATTACTTCTGGACTAGAGATGAGTACCAACAATTTCACCCAGAGATGTATGACGACCAAGGTAACTGGTTGAATGAAGAGTTACTACATGTAAAATTTATTAATGAGGATGACGAAGATGAGACTCTTGATGCATGAGGTACTACAAAAAGTATCCAACGCAAAGACAAAGAAAGAGAAGATTAAACTTTTGCAAGAGTATAATACTAATGCATTAAGAATGCTTCTTATAATTAATTTTGATGACTCTGTTGTGAGTCTGTTGCCACCAGGTAATGTACCTTACACACCTAACGAAGCACCAGAAGGAACAGAACACACTATCCTAGAGAAGGAAGCAAGGTTGCTTCATCACTTCTTTAAGGGTGGATCAAATGTATCTCAAGTAAAACGAGAGAGTATGTTTGTTCAGATGCTTGAAGGTCTTAATAAAGGTGAAGCAGAAGCACTTGTTAAAGCAAAGGACAAGCAGATTGGTAAGCGTTGGAAGATCACCAAGGCATGTGTATCTGAAGCATTTCCATCTATAGAATGGGGTGGTCGCTCATGAAAGTAATAAAGGAGAAGTGTGATCCTAAACTAGCAGATGATAGGAAGTTACCTTACACTGCTTATCTTGTTGAGTATAAGGTAGAAGGAAATTCTACCTATGATATTGTTATGGGTGACAGTCAAGTAGAAGTATTTGATAACTACTATGACAAGTACAAGAAAGATTTTGTAGGGTTCAAGCAGACTGAAGGTAGGCAGAGACCTAACCTTTATAATTCTGCTATGGCAACTCCACCACAAAGAAAGAAAAGAAAAAGGAAGTCAGCAGAAGGAGAGTAATGTCATCAACATTTACTCCTTTGTTTTCTACTTACTTATGGAAAGCCGTTAGTACGATAGATAATGATCGTCTATTGGAAGAGTGTTATCATATGAAGAGAACTAAGATAGGTACTAAGTTTTCTAATAGAGGTGGTGGTTATCAAGGGAATGATTTTCGTTCTAAAGAATTAGATACTTTTATAAAAGATAATATTCCTAAGTCTAAGATTAATGTCATAGATAAAGCGAGTGTGTTTTACTGGGTTAATATAAATGGAAAGGGTGCTTGGAACTTCCGTCACAATCATTTCCAACAGAATGGAAGTATTATTTTTTCTGGAATATATTATGTTAAAACACCTAAAAACTCTGGTGTTATAAGATTCTATGATCCTAGAAATTCTATGATATACAATTGTTTAGACATGCAATACTTCTATGGACTATCAGTACCAATGCATGAGATAGAACCTCAAGCAGGTGAATGTTATTATTTTCCTAGTTGGTTAGAACATGATGTAGAATTTAATGAGAGTGAAGAGGATAGAGTTTCTATTGCATTTAATCTTCATTTAAATGTAGAAAATTTTAGCACATCATTTAATAATAAAGAATTGTAACAACCGCTACAGTTCTACTTGACTATATAATATACCTGTGTTAATATTAACACAATCGTTCAACCTCAAAAGAGGTCGCAAGTAAGCCGACACGGAACGGGTACGTTCATCTCCTACGGGAGACGCAAATGCCGACTGAAGGAACGGGGTCTTATACACCCTATCCAGAGGACAAGCCAATGGCACAAGTCACTTACCGTGGAGTCAAGTACGACTCTGAGGAGTACCGCAAGATGGTACAAGCACATGCTCAAGAGAGAAACCATGATCTAATGTATCGTGGGATCAAAGTAGAACGCAAGTTCGCTTCTAAGAGCTGAAACAAAATCACAATGTGATTTCTCTAAATCCTGGAAAATTTTTTCCAGGATTTTTTATGTCCAGAAGTTGACTAAATACTTAGTTACACCGCAGAATATGTTAGTGGATGAGAGTCAGAGGAAGGACAAGAGGAAGACAGCAAAGAAAATAATAAAGCTTGCCAAAAAGCATCCAGAATGGTATACTAAAGAGGAAGTCAAGTACGCAAAATTAATTCGTAAGAAATTAAAAAAGAATGACACAAGTGAAACTAGTGACAGTGACTCCAGAAGCGGAGCAGACGATAGGATACATAGCGAGGGTGAGCAACCCAAAGAACCAAGACAACCCAAACGTAGCTGGTTTGCTAAAGTATTGTATAAAGCATCAACACTGGTCAATTTTTGAGCAAGCACACATGACTGTGGAGATTGAGACTACACGTGGTCTTGCTGCACAGATACTAAGACATAGATCATTTACTTTTCAAGAGTTTAGTCAGAGGTATGCCAATACTAATTTCTTAGGACGGATTCCTCTACCTGATCTTAGAAGACAAGACGAATCAAATAGACAGAACTCTATTGATGATGTACCAACTAAACAAGTTCAGTTTCTACAGAAAGAGATAGCACTACACTTTGCAGCAGCACAAGATCTTTACAACGAACTCATACGTGAGGGTATTGCTAAGGAGTGTGCTAGATTTGTATTGCCTCTTGCTACACCAACTAAACTATACATGACAGGTACAGTACGGTCTTGGATACACTACATAGATTTACGTTCTGCACATGGTACTCAGAAGGAACACATGTTGATCGCTGAAGAGTGTAGAAATATATTCAAGGAACAATTTCCTATTACATCACAAGCTTTGGAGTGGAATAACTAATGCCTGTATACCCTGTAAAAAATACTAAGACTGGAGAGACAAAAGAAGTAACCATGTCTATAACTAAATGGGATCAATGGTTAGAAGATAATCCAGACTGGAAGAGATGTTGGGATCAACAAGAGTTACCCTTAGTACAATATCAAGATAGGTTTTTGCGTGGTATGCACGGAAGACCTGATGACTATGGTACTGGACAAAATAATAAATGGTACTAGACTATGCCAACATACCCTGTAAAAAATAAAGAAACTGGTGAGGAGAAAGAACTTACCATGTCAATCGCTGCTTATGATGAGTGGCGTAAAGAGAATCCAGACTGGGATAAAGACTGGTCTAAAGGTTGTGCTGGTGACGTTGCCGAGGTAGGTGACTGGCGTGATAAAATGTCAAAGACTCATCCAGGTTGGAAAGATGTCATGGCAGGAGCACGTAAAGCAGACCGAGGGTTTGATCGTAATGGATATCAATGGTAAAATATGGTAGCAACTAAAAATAAAGTGAACTCTCCTGCTAAAGGGATGAGTAAGAAGATGATGAAGAGGAAGAAACCTATTAATCAGAAGTACTTCCTTGATGTTAGTCCTATCACCGAGAATCAAAAGATATTTTTTGATGAGTGGACTAAAGAAAAGAATCTCTTTGCTTATGGTGCAGCAGGTACAGGTAAGACATTCATTGCATTGTACTTAGCACTTAAGGATGTGATAGATGAGGAGACACCATACGATAAAGTTTATATCGTTAGGTCTCTGGTATCTACACGTGAGATTGGTTTCTTACCTGGTACTCATGAAGATAAGTCAGAACTTTATCAGGTTCCTTATAAGAATATGGTAAGGAACATGTTCCACATGCCTGACCAAGCTAGTTTTGATATGTTATATGATAACCTTAAAAATCAAGAGACTATTTCATTCTGGTCTACATCATTTCTCCGTGGTACTACTCTTGATGATGCTATTGTCATTGTTGATGAGTCTCAGAACCTTAACTTCCATGAACTTGATTCAATCATAACTCGTGTTG